AAGTTCGAGGGTCATTATGCGCTCCAAGGTAACGGCGGGTTGACGACAGGGGGATTGACCTGATTGGCAATGTTGGTGTCAAGAGCCGCCTCAACAGAAGCCTGATCGACGCCGTTGGCCCAGACCCAGCCCTGTACCTGAGCCTGTGTCAGATCGGCATACGGGGTGTAGGGGGCACCGGCGACGTAGGTCACATTAACGGTGCCATACTGTGTGGCATTATAGGTGCCGTCCGTGGCGTTACAGCGCCAGCCCACGGTGAAGACAACATCCGTTTCGCCTTCGGCCTGTGGGTAGCAGGACATATATTCGACAAGCCATGTGTATGTGTTGGTCATTACTTAGACTCCAGTGCTGTAATGCGGGCCTTCAGGGCTTCGTTTTCGGCGTAGAGGTCTTTGACGCCCCATAGCGCGAGGTATGCATAGGGTTCGCTAGGTGCTAACCAAATGTCGTTCTCATTTTCGGGCGGTGAAATTGTCGAGAGGTCGCCAAGCGTTTCGTGCGCCTGCTGGGCGATAATACCAAAGCTATGGAAACTCTGGCCGCTATGCTCAAAGTTGCTGAACTTCTCAAAATCACCAATCCACAGTGCTTCGATCTCAGCACGGCGATTTTTCTGATGCTCGGAGATAATCTTGAGCCGAATGTCAGACGTTCCGTTCAGCACGGTGACGCCAGCGGTACGGGTGATGGAGCCTGTGGTGGAGGCACCGTTGGTGAAGCGGATATATGACGCTGTGTCAGCGCCAGAGTTTGCAATACCGAGGGGTTCTGTGCCTGATACAGTCCCCAATAGACCGATGCAGGCACTAGACCCACCATTAACGCTAAACAACTCGCCGGTATTAACTAGGCCGGTTCCTGTTGTCCTGATTTTTATGCCACCGCTGGCGTACATATACCCCGCCCCCACGTTCGTCGTGCCGCCGACAAGGAAGCTGCCGTCAGTGCCGAAGCGCCCGCGCTCCGTATCGTTTGTTGCAAAAATAATTGGGGCGGATGATTGCGCGTCAAAGGTTATGCCGCCAGCACCGCCGTTAGCGATGAAAAGGCCGTTTTGAGCGAGAAGTCCCGTAGAAGAAAATCCACTGCCCCATAGTGTGATTTGCGAGGTAGCAGACCCGTTCGACAACCTAAAGCTAGAAGCTGCGGATGCCCCACCACTGTTGTTGAGAAGTTGCGCTATGCTGGTGCCATTCTGGCTCTGCGTAATATCCAGAATATTGCTCGGCGTCATGCCGATGCCGACATTGGAGCTAAAATTAGCCGCAGCGCCCGTCAGGGTGCCGGTCAGCGTCGGACTGGCCGACAGCACCATATTCCCCGTGCCGGTCACGGCGTTGGACAGGGTAACGCCGCCGTAGGTGAGGGCGGCTGTGATGTTGGCACCCGCAATAGATGTGCTTCCCGTCAAGGACACATTGGCTAGGGATGCAGTAGAATTTCCCAAGCCAACACTTGTCGATCCAATCGTCAACGTTGTGTTGAAGTTGGAATCCAACTGAGACAGAGGAATAGGAGATGTTGCAGTCGCAAATGTATAAGGTACGCCAGTCATTTAGAACCTCGCTCTGAGTTCAAACTCAAGCTCAAAAGTGTTGTAGGTAAAACCACTAGAATTGCTTGTCATCGTGTAGCCAATGTATTTGCCCCATTGCTGGGCATCCGACTTGTAAAGATAGTATCCAGCGCTACCGCTCAACCAATTAATCGTAGCATTGGCGTTGTTCTTCCAAGGGATGATCGTACCACTGTTGTTGTTCCAATCCGAAGTGTTGGACAGAACATAGGTCGGGCTACTGTTTGATTCGCTATCAACGGTCAGGTTAATGCTGCCACCATTGGTTAGGGTAGCTTCTACGCCCAGTTTCAGGGCTTGCTTGTCACGAATGGGATCGGTCAAAAGCCACAAAGCCGTTTGCACCGTGGAATTAACTGGTGCCGTGGCGTTCTGATACATCGTGTATAAGTTTTTGCCACTCACCCCAAACAGCTTCAGAATACCGCCAACCGGGGAGCCAGCCACCAGGTTGATAGTACCTTGACTGGTGATGAACCATTTCTTGTCAAAGAAAACCGCCTGTATCCAGCGGCTACCGCCCACTACAAGGTTATTGCAGTAGAAATTAAAGGCGGCGCAGAGGATGTTATTGATGATGACCTGGCCGGCACTGATAGGCTTTGTGAAATCAATCAGCGGGTAAATGCCATCCAAGGCATCCGACAGCTTGACGGTTGTAGAGCCGATAAGGCCATACACGCCATAGTCATTCTGGAACATAACATAACGGTAGTACGGAAAGATTGAGAACGGTCTACGGCTTCCGATAGATGCGCTGATGTTTGTATTTGTAAAAGATGTTGTCCCTGTGCTGTTGACCAGGACATCGCTAAAGACGTTGATGGAGTCATCGCCATATATGTAAAGGAAGTTATTGGCGGACAGCATGGCAAGGATGTTGCCGTGCAACGTCGAGTCTGTAATGAAAACACTGCCAGCAGACGGGCTGATGAAATCGTTAAAGTTTGTCGCCGCTGAATAGACTACTTGGCGGCCTTGAGACACCCAGACTCGGCCAGAATAGGTGGCTACATCAGTGACAACATTTGACTGAATCTGCGTTGTGACACAGGCATTGGCGCCATCACCTGTAATCGTGACAGTGGGGGCAGAAGTGTAGTTATTGCCCACATTTGTCATAATGACATTGATGATAGAGCCATTGCTGATAATGGCTGTGGCTGCGGCGGAGTTGTCTCCACCACCTCCAGAAAAAGTAATGTTGGCTGAAGTGTAATTGGATCCGCCGCTTTGAACCGTGGCAGAGACGGTTCCAGTGCGGAACGTGATATAAGACGCTACAGCCGACGCACCCGTTCCAGTGCCGCCAGACAGCGTAATAGTAGGGGAAGACGTATATCCCGTACCCGGATTGGTCAGGACAATACCAGAGACAATGTTTCCGGTCAGTACAGCCTGACCAGTAGCCTGTATACCGCCCGCCTGGTTAGGCGGACTGATAACAACGGAAGGCGCCGTGTTATAAGCAGAGCCGACATTCGTCATGCCAATGGCACCAACCGATCCTAATTGAACGGTGGTGTTTCCATCATAAACAAACAGACCCTTGTTAGGGTCGCCAATGATGGCGTAATCGGAGTTAAACTGTGCCGCTCTGACGTTGCTGTTGCTGAATGTTCCGGCAGTGGCAATTGTGACCACATTTCCAAGATCAACGTCGTAAAATTGGGACCTGCCATCATCCTGGAAGGTAGCCAGGTATGTGCTCCCTTTTACTTCAACGCTTGTCATAGACGTTACGTTGGCAACAAAAACAACGTTGGCGCTGGTGTTGTCCAGTGACGGTATGGAGGCAGGAATGATTTTTAGATTGCCGGGACCAATAGGCTGGGCATTTTCCAACCAAGAAAACTCATCGTCCTGAATGGCCGTGCGGTTAGCCTTAGTGTTCAAAGCCTTGAAAGACTTTGAAATGTGGTACTGTTTTTTCTGTTCCGCTGCTGCTGCCATGATTAGTAGGGCGTACTATATGGGTTTGGCAATCTACGGGTGTAGACCGTAGCCAGGACGTTCTGGACTTTCTTGATGTATTCCTGTTTGAATATCTCGCTTTCCCCGAAGGCTTGCTCTTTGTACTTAGCTTGGTGGCAAGCGTAGAAGGCAACAGGGCCGGTGAACTCAAGAGGGATTTGCTCAATGCTTGAATCATCTACCAAGTCATTAGGGGCAATGATGGTGTCGAGTTCCGTGACGTAGTTCTGGTCCGGGACTGGCGACAAGTAATACTTTCTCTGTCCATACATAGAGAAAGCGATTGGACGCCCAACATAGTTCTGCCAGAACCGGAGTTCTGCATTGAACTGCGTCCAGGGCAGATACCGCATAGGAACGCGGGTATTGCCCCAATACAGATTGATGTTCAGAACGTCATAAGTGTTGCTCCCATACGGGAGGTCATCAAGGCTATAGACTTCTTGATTAAGGATTGCCGCTCCGGTCTGTAGCTCACGCAAACAGCCGGTGTCTCGAACAAGACGGTTTCTGGCAATGTTAATATCGTCGGTAAGTTCTTGATCGGAATAAAACGCGCCCGTAGCGTCGTGCAAAAGCCTACGGCACTCCGTAATATAGTCCGACAATGCCGACATTTAACACCGAACCTATCATGTTATATGAGCGAGCTTTCCCCCTCCGCGTTTCGGCGTGAGGGGTACTCGCTCCACCACCGGGGATAACGAGTGGTGTTTTCCTGGATTTTCTTCTGTGATTACAAACTTAGACAGCTTTTCAAGCGCCGCCTCCATATCCATCCTGGTCATAGTCCAGCCAAGACGGATCAGATACGGTTCCTTGTTTGCATCTTCGTATCCGAAGATATGACGAGCAGCCTCTACGGATATTTCAAGCGGTTTGCCGGGAAGGAATTTATAGACCTCCCCGGCATAACCGTCTTCAAACGCCGCGTCAGTGTTGTTCGTCACAAACACCATTACGGATTCACCACATCGCCAAAGATGTAAACGTCAACGTATCCGTTGGCCGTAGCACCAGCCGTGACGTTCAAATACAGCGTCGGGGAGATATTCCCGTTGACGCAAGTCGTATTCGCCGTCGCAGACAGGGGCAGGTCTTGATACGTGTTCACAGCCGTCAAAGTCGTAAGAGCAGACGCATTGACAACGAGATTACCGCCGTCTTTGGTCTGGCCGATGCTGACAGAAGTGCCACTGACATTACCGTTGGGATTCCGGACAGTGACCCTGCGAAGGATCACGGAACCGGAAGTCGTGGTGTTACCACTCTGAGTCAAGCCGCCACTCAACATGGGAATGGCAATCACGGCATTGGCAGCGGTGCCAAGGCTGACGCCCTGGACAGTGCCAACAGCATAACTGCCAATATCCTGCGGAGTAGAACTGGCAAGATTGTTCATACTAGCCATTGGGAAGCCTCCTTAAGATGTGAAGGTGCCCGGAGCCGACTCACCGCCGTTGACCGTAATGAGAACCAGAGTGCCGTTGGTGGTGCAATTCGCATAGGTGTTGACACCATCCGAAAGCACCAGGGTGGCCGAGTTGGCCGCCACAACAGTCACATAAGAACCCATGTTAGCCAGGATCGTGCAATTCGCCGGGGTATTAGCGTAGTAAAGACCCGCAGGAATGGTCACGTTGGCCGCAGTGGTGATGGCGATATTGGCGTTCTGCCAATAGGCACCAGCGGTGTTGGTAGTGGCGTTAGAGCCGGCAAGGATAAGTTTATTAAGGGCCAAAGCCATTGGTCATCCTCCTCAAATACTAAGAGAGTTGAAGTTTTTGACCTTGGTCATCGACTTCGGCTTCGTGCTGACCAGTTCGGCAATCATCAGCACCGCGCCGACATAACCGATCTGCCAGTTGGGCAGGGTCGATTCAAAGCCGGTGAACACAAAGCTGCCCTGATCGTGGATATACAGCGACAGGTAGTTCGAGTTCAGCAGGTACAAAAAGCCTTCAGGGCAATACGGGTCCGGATAAATCGGGACGCCGGCCACCATCAGAGCGCGGAACGCGGCCTGAGGACCATTCGCATCACTGTCAAAGCCGGAGCCGGGGGTGATGACGTACTGTTCCTGACCAACATAGTCCTGCGCCAGCAGGGTCCAGGTGCCAAAGCCGCAAACGCCAAAGGACGGCACTTCCGCACCGTTTTTGACCGTGCCGCTGATGTACTGAAGCACATTCTGGCGGGTCGGGTTGACGTTGTTGGCGTTGTAAACCTTCGACTTCCACCAGCCATAGGTGGAGCGATTGATGTTGCCGTAAGTGCTGGCGCCAGCAGTGGTGCCATCGTCAACGGCAGCGGGGAGGCCGGTGAACTGCTGCGTGTCCGATGTGTTGTTGTACAGCGAGGTCGCCATAGCATCCATCATCACGTTGGTCGCATCGTTCATGCGGGCTTCGATCAGCGGGATAACCGCATAATCCTGCTGCACCGCACCTTCCATTCCGAGGAACGGAACGGGCGCGATCATCAGCTTGAGATTAAATTCGGCATTGTAAGCGCCCTGCTGGACAGCCGGCTGCTGGAAGGAGCCGCTGTAGTCAGACCACTGAGCATTGACGAACTGAGAACCCTGAACCGGGACAGTAACGGACGAAACACCGCCGCTGGCCGACTGAGAGTTCGCAATAAGGGCCGCCAGGAGCGGCGTAGAATTATAAAGCTGAACAACCAGCTTCGGGATAAACGCACGCCGAGTGACATACGTCAACTCCGAATATTGCTGCGAACCCGACGCTGGAAGAATACCACCACCAATGGGCATGGTTTATCTCCGTTAATGACTATCCCCTAAAAAGCCTTAGTAGCCCACAGGCTTCGGATTCTTCCGAAGTTCGTTGAGGGCTTTTGCTGCTTCATCTCTCGCCGCCATCGCGGGGTTCTTCCAATACTTGGCAAGAACATCGCGGGCGGTCTTATCCATAACGTTGGGAGCATAACCCGACGGTGTGGGGGCAGCGGATTCATTCATCCACTTCCAGTAATCCGCAGCCGTTTCGTGATTGGTAATGCCTTTTTCCAACATAATCTTTTCCACTTCGGCAACCTGGTCTTCGTTGTCGAGCTTATGCTTGGACATAAGCGAACGACGCCGACGATTCAGTTCTTCCATCGCGTCACGTTCTGCCAGCTTGTTTTCAAGCTCCTGCACCCGCTGCGCCGACCTTTCCGAATACTTCTGGACGCGATCATCCAAGTCGATTTCGGGAATCGGAATGTTGGGACGCTTTTGCTTGGCAAGACGCAGGAACTGGTTGCGGGTTTCGGGGCTGTCAGCCAGTTCCCGAGCCAGCAAGGCCAGTTCGTCACGCGCGTCCGATGAAAGGTCTTCCAGAGTAGCCATAGTAATCCCCTATGTTCCTTAAATGACTTTCTTGGTGTCGCCAGGATGACTCAGGGTCATCTTGTTCTTATGGCCGGCCTTGTTGCTGCCGGTCAGGCCACCAAATTCCGAGAAGCGCGGCGTATTGACGATCTGGCCGTTCTGCTGGTTGTTATCGGTGGGGCGACGGGGCTGCGAAGAACCGCGCGGCTTAAAAAGTTCCATTGTGAATCCTCACATTCCGGGGATGGGTGAACCGGGGATGCCACCCGGAGTTGGTCCACCTGCCCCTGGAGGGGGCGGCGGCGGGACAGGGGGTGCCATCGAGCCACCAGGGCCGGCTTGAGCAGGGGAACCGGGGCGCGGGCCAAGAATGGCAGAGACTTCCGGGGTGACATTGCCAGCTTGAGGCAACGAGCCAAGAAGCTGCATGATTTCCGCTGGCTGAAGTTCTGCACTGCGAGATTTGCGGGGGCCAAGAAGACCGCTCAAAGCGCGAAGGGCTGCCATAGCCTTCTGACCTTCGGGGGATTCGCTGCCCAGGGCGGGAAGAGACTGCTCAATCAGGTCAAGAGCCATGCTCAGATTGACCAGGGCACCCTCTTTAGAACCCATCTTGGGTTCCGGGGTTGACATCGGAGAAGTCATAGGACCGGGATTTGTTTCCGCATCCGTAGCAGCGCCAGTCGGAGCGCCGCCTCCCCCCATCTGTGAGGACATTAGCGCTGAAATACGATCCGGTGCTGCGGCCATGTACTACCCATAGCCCGATAACGGGCGGTTAAAAAACGTTCCCGTCGATGTAAATACCAAATTTGGGGGTGCGTCAATACGTCGCAACAAATGGGGGGATATGTTTTTCTTCCGTCCCCCCTCGGAAATTAACACACGGGGCTAACCCGTATGTTAGTTAGCGCTTCGACTTGCGAGCGCGCTTCGCCTTACGAGCCATGTGATGCTCTCCTTGGTTTGAGTTGTATCCCCTTGAACTTGTTGGTCTTACCGCTTCTTGCTACGGCCAGACTTCTTCATCTTCTTATACATCAAAGTCTCCTAGCTGCGCCTAGTTGAGCGCCCTATTGTTTTGGTAGCCGGGGATCGGATACCGCTTACACGATACTGCAATCCTGCCGGTTTGTTAGCCCCTGCAATATCTCTTGTAGAGACTCTGGGTTGGTCTGCGGTTGATTTAACGTCAGCCACCCTTGGCCCCCTTAATTGGTTTGACGTTGGACGGCTGAGAGGCAGCTTGCTGCTTCTGCTCCCGCTCCATCTTTTTTAGCCTCTTCTTGAGAAGTTGCTTCATGGGAGGATCAAGCAAATCCAAAAGGCTTTCCTTGTCAATAGCCCCAGCTTTGAGCAGGTTAAAAGCCAACTGCCGCATATCTTCCATGAAGATCGGGCTGTTGCTGTGAGCGTCCACCTTGACCGTGTAATCCTTGGTAAACTGCTCGATCACAAACTTGTTTCCAAGGTCATCGGTGTAGTGGGTTGCGTCATGCGATTGCAGCAGTTTCATATATTGGGTCGCCACTTTTTGCAGCGAATCCTCAATGATAAGGGCGCGTTTCTTGGTGCGCGAAGAACCCAGACGGGCAAGCTGAGAGGCGTGTCCGGACGAGCGAACCCCCTGCTCTCCGCGCCCTGACAGGATGGAGGAAATACCGCTGGCTTCCTCAAACATCGCGTCAATTTCTTGGATTTCCCGGTACAAATTATCGGGCATTTCTGGGGCCAGGGATTCCACCTTGGCGTTGGGCATATCAGAACTTAGCAAGCCGCCAGGACGGTTCAGGGCAAAATTCCGTTCTTCCTGGATGCCGGAAAAGCCCATCATAACCTTGGGCGGATTAACCTGGCGGGACAAAAGGTCCAGAATCTCAGTCATGCGTTTATTCCGCATCTGCTGAAGCAGGATAAGTTTCTGGACTTCGCTCTGCCCCCAAAAGTAGTCGTACTGCGGATTGGGACAAATCTGGATAAAAGGCAATTCGCCCTTCAAATACAATTCCTTGCCCGGACGGTCATAGATAATAACATCTGGGTCGGCAATGGTGACGCACTGGTAGTCTTCCTGGTCCGAATCCCAGACCCACAATTCCTTCATCTGGATGGTGTCTTCGGCCACTTCCGCCTTCATGCGGTTAAAGCCGTACAAATCCAGGTTGACTGTGCCGTAAATAGTTGGATTGGTTTGCGAAAGAACGATGCGGTCTATGCCAGCAGGGACGTTCTCGACCTGGTGCTTGGAGCCTTCTAACCGGGCAAGGATTCTTTCCCGGTTTGGATGAGTATACAGACGCGCCCGTAGCTCACTCTTTGTTATATAATAGCTATGAACAATGGCTTCTTGGCGGTCTGTATGGGTGCTATCCTCTCTCAAGACGCCAAGGCTACCGGGATCAACCATGTAGGCGTTGATGCCGTCGCGCCAGATCAACTTGATGAAGGATGAATTGTAGACCAAAGCCCAGGTTAGGGCGGTCAAAAACACTTTGTCCCCGCCCGAATCCATCCATTTGTCGTTGAGGGCTTCGACAAGGATACTCAGCTTATTGTATTCATAATCAGGGGCCGTGGACCCCAGGTGTACGGTAAACCGGGTCGTATCGGCGGCGTACAAAAAGCTAATAAGCTGGTCAATGGTGGGGTTGATTTTGTTGAATTGGGCGGGACTTTCTTCCGGCCCCGCGCCAAACAGAAACCATGACCTAAGACTTGAATAGTCGGCCTTGCGGGTGTCCCGCGAGACAAAGCATTTCTCAATCAAATCGTTAAAGAAATACTCACGCTGTTCAAGGTCTTGGGGGAGTTTCATTTAATCTTTAAACCCTCATGGTCAGGCACGTAACTGGCGGTAGTTGGACCGCGAAGATTCCCCACATCTTGGGGTTTTACACTAACCTGCTCGCCCCGTACAGACGGAAATGCTTGGCCGGACATGATCGACCCCATGTTGAACCCGCCCTTGTTTCCCCACATAGCGGCATCGCCGGGACGCGGTTCCCGAACCTGGGGGGGAGGGGTGGGAGGGGTCTTGTTGTTTCGGGTAAGATAGCCCTGCTGGCTTTCGCCTTCCCGCGTGGACTTGATGTTTGTCATCTTAAAGTCCTCGGCTAAACCCTTGAGGTTCTTGTCTGCGGATTTGGTCCGGTCTGACAGAATGGCGGGTGCGGCAAGCTGTTCCTTGGGCTTGCACCGGCACCTGGCGGCAGGGCAGCGCACAGCGCCTTCGGCAAAAGCGTCAAAATAACCGTGTTTGCTGCAAAAGTAACTTTTCAAAATAGCCATTTCACAATCCCCTATTTCTCAAATTGCTCTTTGAAGGTTGGTTGGGTGTAGTCGTTGGCGTTTCGCAGCCCAATTTTCAATTCTATCTTCCCGTTTTTCATCTGCAAACCCAAGCTGCGGCGTAACTCGGGCTGCGGTTCCCGACGATATTCGACATATTTAGTGCGGTCCCGGTTTTGCATCAAGCGGACTTCCCCGCGTTCTAGGGCCTTGAGCGCCTTCTCAATCCGCAATTGGACCATCGGGGTAAGGGTTTCCCCCCCGTGGAATACCTTTCGGAAGGTCAGTTTTGAGATTCCGGCCAGTTGGCAGAACAGTCTTTCGCTTAAAACCCGGTCTTCGTCTGCCAAAAACCGTTTGATAGCTTCTCGCATCTGCACACGGGTCATCATCTGGAACCGTATACCCCGATATTTTTGAGATAATTGGATACCCCTTTGCCAACGGCAAGTTGTTCGGGGGTGTATTCTTCCTGCTTTTTATTGACCTGACGGGTAATTCTGCCGGCCAAAAGGCGGGGTTGAAGCTGTTCTGCGTAGGCCGCAGCGGCTAGGGCCGTGGCGATAACCCTGTCATCCTTGCCCCGTCCATAGGCGGCAATGCTGCCCTGGTCGCGGACAATGCTTTTCATTTCCTCAATGAGTTCTGTGGAATAGACGTTCATAATCCCGCGTTCAAAATAGTCTTTGAAGTAGGAAAGCATCCGTTCCTTGGACTGGGTGGTGGTCATCCAGCCAATGCTATTGCTCATTCCGCCCAGCGTATCGTTCCTGCGCCAGATATAATTCTGCATGTGGGCAAGGACGTTCATCAGATCGCGCCCCTGCTGGCTATTCATAGAGGTCGCCTGACGTTTCAGGTTTTTCAATTCGTTGATGACCGCTTGACCGGGGCCATTGACTTCCAGATTCAGGGTTGAGTTCTTGTAGGCGCCGGCAAGGTGGGCGATGACCCAGGCAAACTGGTAGGTATTCATTTCGCTGGTGTTAAATTCAGCGACTTGATCCATGCCATCGGCGTAGCAGCGGAAGACCTGAATACAAAAGCGGTCTGCCCAGTCGCTACTGCCATAGGCGGGGTCTGCCCCAATGACATAGTACCCGTTGTCTACGGGTTCTTCCCACACCTTAAGGGTCGATAGGCGTTCTGTAGACTTGATGACTTCCGTATCTTGGAAGTAGGCGCCCATCGCATAGCGATAATGGTCAGGCAGGTTTAGCTTGGAGGCTTTTGCTGCGTCGGTGCAGCGTGAATTTGAGAAGAAGCTGGTGCCTGTCATTACGAAGGCATAATCTTCGGTAGGCGGGAACTCCTGATACATCAGGGATTCATCTTTGATGCCTTCGTGCATCTTCCAACGCCACCAGGCCATTTGTCGGCTGTTGATTTCAACGCCGTATAGCTTCTTGATGTCTTTGACCCATTCCTTTTCTTCCGGCTTTAGCTTGCCATCCCAATAGACTTTGTAGACGGCAGAATCCGGTTCAACGGCATATAACTCATTGCGCCACCAGCCGCAAAAAATAGCCCTCTGGGTCTTGGCCCGTTTGGCGGTGACGTACATGTCATGGAACATATTGAAGCCACGCGCTGTGGATTCAAACATATAGAAACGGCTGGGATTGGTTTCAGCTAAGGAAGCCAGGAGCGATGCTAGTCCTTCCTCGTCTCCCCATGAGGAGGTTTCTGTCCCGTGCAGATAGGTGATGGCCTTGCCTCTGCCTAAAGTACCTTTCGAACGTAAGCCCGCTATCTGGTAGAAAAGCCGTGAGCGGTTCTTCAGCGTTAGCTGGTTTCTGTTGTGCTGGACGAGGGGTATCTTCCATTCTTTCGGCAAGCCTTCCATATACATCGCCAGGGTAGACCGGAACATATCCCGGTTTTCCTCTGTGTCTGTGGTGAGGGTTCCCTGAAGGCCGGGATGCAGGAAGTGCCAGTACAGGTCTAGCGCCAGGGTTATTGTTGTGATGCCTAGCTGTCGGCCTTTAAGACAGACAAAGAAATGTACGTCTTCTTCTAGACCCTTTGCGATTTCATTCATCACATAGGTCTGGGTGCCAAGAAGGCTTTTCAGATTTATAAGGCCGTGTTCCTTGGACTCAATCTTTAACTGAGAGCAGAACCTATAGAACTGCTTGATGTTAAAGTTGCTCATGCCGCGCGCCAGGGAAACCCGTCAGGATACTGGGACTGTTTTTGTATATTCTTCAAGAAGAAATATGGCTTTGTGTTCCAGCGGGACGCCATACGATAATTGACTGTGTACTGGCCGGTGGCAGCATACGGGACATTGCTCTGGGTAAGGGTTGCCCACACATACCTGTCTCCGACCATCAGTTGCCCATTGGTCTTGTACCATAGGGGGGCAATGCCGGCGCAGAGTTCCCGTTTCATAAAATAGCAGTTTACATCTACCAGATCGCCAAAATGTCCAGTCGCCTCACCATCGTCGTTGGCAAAGAAAGTCCCATCAGGCTCGACCAGCTTCCGAAGGCTGTAGGCGTATTCGTTGTTTCCGATGACATTTACAAGACTTTCAACATGGTTCGGTTCAAACCAGTTATCGTCATCAAGGAAGCAGATATAGTCTTCGACAGTCAGGTATGCTGCGGCTGCACAAACGCCACCATTCATCATGGCGTTGCCTCCGGTCTTGACTGGCAGGGCGATAACCTTGACCCCCTCCGGGATGTCGATATTCACCGGCACACCGTCAAAGAAGACATAATGGGTGCAAGGGTAGGTCTGGGCTTGGACAGACTCTATGGCTTTGAGAAGCGTGTCCCGGCCTGTAGTGGCGGTAACTACAGCAACAGATTTCATATCTGTATCCCCTAGAATCAGAGAACTAGAATAATAACCAATATGACAAAACACATAGTTACGAAAATGTTCATGCCATATTTCCGTATTGCGTGACCCTGCGGTCTTCGACTTCTGGCTTCTCCAGAAGCTGTACCTTACGCAAAGGGTCTTTGAGGGCAATATCGGCGTTGGTCTGGGTATAGGTATCTATTTCGTCTGAGTCTTTATTGCCCTTCTGCTTGGCGGCAACGCCGCAGCCGGGGCAAAAATGTTTGATCTGGTCGCCAAAGTTCTCGATGCGTTGTTTCCACCAGCCAGGGAATACCTTGTGTCCGTTGTCCTGGTT